AGCGTCACTTAATGTTCCACCAGAAGCTAAATGTTCCAATAAAGCTTCAGAGTAAAAAGGCTCTTGTTCTAAATATTTGTTTACATAGTGTAAGGTCTTGCCTTCTAATATGTTTTGTTTCTTCCATGCCAACGCAAATGTAGGTTCTATACCACTAGCACAGTCAGCAATCATGCTAATAGTGCCTGTAGGTGCTACGGTCATTTTGCAGTGGTTTCTATAATGAATAGACTCTTCATTCTCGTCTACGAAAGTCGTAGGTGTCCACGCAGGAAATTCTCCACGCTGTTTAGCTAACTCAATAGATTGTTCATTAGCCCACTGCGTAATTTTCTCCATAATACCGCTACCAACTTCTCTAGCTTCTTCACTGTCATATGGAATTTTTAATTGGATTAATAAATCACTAAATCCCATAACGCCTAGACCTATTTTGCGAGTAGCTTTAGTCATAGTTTCAATATCATTAGTAGCATATTCATTTGCGTCAATAACATTATCTAAGAAATGCGTAGCAATACGTGTTATTTTTTCTAATTTTTCCCAATTAATTTTTAATTTCCAGTTATTAGTTCTAAGATTATGTTGATAAAATCTAGCTAAATTAATAGATCCTAGATTACATGATTCATTAGGAAGTAATGGCTGTTCTCCACAGGGGTTAGTTGCAATCATACTACCGTATTGCTCAGTTACATGATTATCTTCGTTAACTCTATCAAGGAATATCATTCCAGGCTCCCCATTTTTCCATGCCCCTAAGACTATTTCGTCAAATACTTCTCTAGCATTTAACTGCCCAGTAACTTGATTCGTATTTGGGTCAATTAAATCATAATCCATATCGTTTTCTACAGCTTTCATCCAATTGGAGTCAACTCCAACCGAAATATTAAAGTTATGAATATCGCCTTCTACTGACTTACAGCGAATAAATTCTAAAATATCTGGATGTCGGATATCCATAACAGCCATATTAGCACCATCACGCTTACCACCTTGGGTAATCATGCTTGATACGCTAGATAGGGTCTTTAAAACTTGAATTGGTCCACAAGCGGCTCCGTGTGTAGTTTTAATATGAGAGCCTTTTGGGCGTAACTGAGATAAAGCAAATCCTGTGCCTCCACCAAACTTCTGTACCATAGCCATATCGGTCGCAGTTTTCATAATATCTTGCATAGAATCATTTAACGGCAGTACAAAACAAGCAGACATTGTGCCCTGTGCTGTACCAGCATTCATTAACGTAGGGCTATTAGGAAGAAAATATAAATTCCTCATCATAAAATAAAAATCTTTATGGGTTAATTCAACCTCTACTGGTAATGCCCCATACTGTTTATCTACTTTAGCTAAAGCCCAAGCAACTCTGTCAAATAATCCATCGGCATCTTCAATAGGTTGTGAATTTTCATCTTTCAAATAATATCTATGATTAAGAATAATCTTTGATTGCTCCGATAATTTTTTATGTGTTGTTGTTTCCGATAATGGAAATTGCAATGATACATTACTAGATACTGCCATAAGTTCTCCTCCTAAAATTTATCCTCTATGCCCACAGTATAGACAGAGATTACGTTCTTTTACCCAATATGATGGGTTACATAAGCTTTCAGAACATTGAGGGTTAGGTGCATTAGCTTGTATTTCTAAAGTTTTTGCTACTAACTCCTCCCCAGTTTGTTCTGCCCAAGGTTTACCATCCCAACTCTCTGGGTCCTTATCTTTTAAAGATGACCCATGTGTTAATACTTTCCCCCACTTCTTCTGTAACTCGGCGCTTGGATTTGACGACTTTTGCCCTGCCGAATCTGGGTCCATATCGCTAAACCAATCCATAACATTACCCATAGATTGGACGCTATAAAGACTTGATTCATAGGCAGCTTGTAATGCCATCGCAATAGAAAAGAACGCATCCCCATGACCCATAGGTCCTTCAGGAGCTTTTAATTCATTGTTTACGCACAGTATCTGTTGTCTCTGCCTTTCATCAGACAGTAACTTTAAATTCCCAGAGTGTACATAGTGTTCAAATACTTGAGCCATAGTGTTTTTAGATTTTTGAGTAAATGACATAGGATGCCACACACCGTCTAATCCTCTATCCTCTAACTCTCCTCGTGTATTATCTATGTATCCTCTTTGTATATTAAAGTTTTCTGCTACCTGATTTAGATATTCTATTTGGTCCGAATAGTTCCATCCATCTAGCCACGATTGATGTACTTGTTCTAGTACAGTCCCCCGTTTCCTAAAGATAACTAGGTGAGATGGATGCCTTTTCTTTCCAACATCGAAACCAGCAAAAAGCTGGTCAGTATCATCTGAGTATTTAGAATACGCAGAATAGTTAACTAAATTAGATACTTCGCATTTAGAAATCTCCTCTTCTTCAAAATAAGATTGAGTAGATAAATGCGGTACTAACAGAAACTCTGATGCAAAAGATTTGGGTCTTGCCTTCTGTTGTTGTAATAACCACTCCTCTGTATACAATTCCGGCATTAAAACTCTACGTCCGGGCTCAGGGTCTAAGGCAGGTAATACCCTTGCAAAAAACCGTTCATCCGATTGCAGTTTAGTTAACAAATCTCCGGGTAACATAGGAGTCCCTAATACAATAGAAGGTACACCTTTAAGTGGGATATACATTGATTCAGTTAAGAAATGGTCCTCAACCTTATGTATTTGTCCCATATTTAATGGGTTATCTGGGTCTCGAAGTATGTCATCAGCAATTAATGCTCCATTAACATGCATACCTCTTTTAAATGAAAATAAGCCTCCGTGAGCTATTTCTACTGGATTACCATTAATATAATACCTAAATGAATAATCAGCTTTTGGACTTCGGTTAACCATCCATTCTTTAAGTTGAGGATTTCGATTAACCGTTTTATTAATTTCACTAAGATGATATCTAGCCATATGGTCGCTGTAGGATAGGTATAGCACAGAACAGTCCCTGTTGGCTTTTAAGAGCCTCCAAA